ATATGCCCCCCCGGTCTACGTCGTTTCTATATACCTTACGATACAAACCATTAATGTTAAAGCTTACCATCTCGTTGATAGCATTGTCAACTGCTTGATCATAATCAGCATCAGATAGATCGTCTGATGTTTTAACAATCCTTGCGAGAAGGTTCCATGTATAGTGCTTCATGTCTTCATCGAATCTCTTCCACTCATCCCATTGAACAAAAGGGTCAAAAGGGTTGTCTATAGTTGTTATCAACATATCGTTTTTCATGACCCTTCTCCTTTCAATGATCTCGATAGTGTAGAAACAGAAACACCAAGTGCATCTGCAATCTCTGATAGCGGTCGACCTTGTGACTGGTAAATTCTAGCACGAGCAATCCGACTATCAGACATTAATGTTTTAGACTTAGGGATGGCATAAGATTGTACGACATCTAAGTCTGTATTAGCTAAGATTTGTGTTAACAAGTTGTTACTAATTGCGCCAGCTTCTATTGCGTTCCATTCCTTTTGTGTAATCTGAACTCTTTGTTTGTTTGCTCCAACTCTTACACGTTGTTCTGCTAGTATCTGGCCTCTTAGTTTCTTGATTTGCGATCTATCCATATCAGGATTGGCGTCTATTCTTGTACGTAGTATCTTGTTACCAGTGGTATGTACTCTTCTCTCAAATGGTTTATTAGCCTTAGCCACATTAAGCTGTGCGTTGAGAGAAGCTACTTCGGGTGCATACGCTAACTTAGCTGAGGGTTCATAGCGTGTCATCTTAATAGAGGCGGACTCTTTACGTGCTTGATCGCCAAGCGTCTTCATAGAGTTGGCGTAATTAGCATACACTAGCTCTATAGTTTCACGGGACTTACTAACAAGGGTGTTGGCGTCAGATGTTTCATACATCCTTGTTGAATCCATCTTGGTCTTAATAAACACTCCCTTTTTGTTAAAGTAACCTTCGTTGGTATAGTTGTAAACTTTCTCACCGGTCTTTACATCAACAGAGTATTTACCTTTTCTAACAAGGGTGCGTCCAGTAGCAAGGGCCTGTTCTTTTGTAAGGGCCTTCCTTTTGTTGACCTTGTTTTCAGAAGAGGCGCGACTAATTAAAGTTGCAGATCCAAACGGTTTAGTTAAAGTTCCGCCTTGATACTTGACCTTTAACTCGGCTATCCTATTATCTGTATAAGACTGCTTGTAATTAAGCTCATGCTTTTGAGCATCAATTACAACCATGCTATGTTTTACAGCACGAGCTATCTCGTCAAGAGGAGCACCTTTAACATTCATATCAGTAATGAGATTGGATATCTTACCCATCTCAGTACCTTTCATTTTATCTGTCATTGGAGGCATGCCTTCAATCTTTGGATAAGCTTTCTTTGGATCAAAAGCTTCCAAAGCTTTAGTAACCTTGATTGTTTTAGGGTTGTAAGGTACAGCAATAACGGTATCTCCATCAAAGTCAGCACCAGAAAGTTTTTCTGCTGACTTAGGTGTAATACCAATAGCATCGGTTGCGTTACCTAAGACAGATTGTGCTTCTTTATTCTTTAGATTGTTAGTAACAATAGGAATCTCAAAAGTACCAGCGTGTGGATATCTAATAAGAACTAATTGTTCGCCTGGCCTGTAGCTAGGAGAGTAACACTCATCATCTTTTAATGATGATATAGGTATTATAACATTAGATGTTTGACGAGGTAATGCCGCTGCTTTAAGGTGGACAGCTTTTGAATCGCAATCATCAGCAAACGAATCCAAAAGACGTTGTTTAACTGCTGGTTGAGTAATCTTTAAATAAGAATCGAAAGTATCCTTTTGGTCAAGATATGCTAAATTAAGTTGTTGTTTAGCAAGTTCTGGATTCTGTTTAGATAGGAACTGACTAGATAAAGTTTTGCTCCATGATTGCCAGCCACCTTCTACACCAGAATCTTGTTTACCTACGAATCCAACAATGTTAAGAGCAGATTGTTGTTCGTTGTCGTCCTTATCTTTGTACGTGGTCTGTCGAATACTAGCACCAAACTCGTTAATCTTTTGTTTACCGTCTTTATCGACATAAATAGACCCACCATCACTAGTATCTACAACTGTATTCATCTTTTTCATGGCACCAAGTTTACCAACAGATGAATTTTTGTTTGTGTTGTAGATGACGTCTACTCCAGGAGGCATGTCTCCATAATTATAAAGGACCATACCTTTCATGTAATGGGTGCCATCAACAGCGATTCGTCCTTGCCCATAGTGTTTATCCGGAGGAAGAGCTAAATCTGGAACGCCTCTTCTAATCTGAATTACACCATCCATACTAGAACCAGATGGAATGTCATCATCATATCGAACCATAATGCGTTTGGAATCAATTGAGACGGGCGGTTTTACTGTGTTAAAAGTAATGCCATCATCAGACGACCATGCACCCATCAATTGAATTTCTTCCGCATGTTTAGAAGCATAAAGATAAGCAATTTTATTTTCTTTCTCTTCTGCTGTTAATTGCTTCCATTTAACTGGATCTTTGATGACGTATTCGGCCCTAGCTTTCTTCATTGTTTCAGGAGAGATTAAAGTTTTAACGGTTGTTTTATTAGCAGTACCAAGCTGAGCCGTCTGGATTGGAGCAAGCATGTATCCTTTTTCTCTGAGTTCGGCAACACAAACATCCATTTTTGTTTGTTTTACACCAATTAAATAATTGGATGCCTCACCTACATCGATCATTCCCTTTTGGTCTGCTTGCTCTTTTATCATATCTCGCGTAGCTTCGGTTGCTTTATGTCTATCCTTTGTATCGGTAAGAAGCCAATTCTTAACACTATTAGGACTTACATCCATTCGTCTAGCAATTGCAACATCAGAATTTCCTTTGGCTCTTAGTCGAGCCGCCATAGCTACTTGCGCTCCATAACGGGCTTCGGCTTCTACGTGTATCTTTGCTCGAAGTTCAGTTGTGGTTTTAAAACCAAAACTCTTAGCAATGTCAGGATCAGACATGCCTTCTTTCCTAAGTTCAGATACGCGTGTACCAAATGATTTCGATCTTTGAGGATCTTTACCAGAACCCCATGGATATCTACCACTATGACGAGGCGTGCCAACATGTATTAAATATGCCATCAGTTACTAAGCCTCCGTTATTCTTTAAGTTCGTTAATGCGTTTATCAAACACAACAATACGCTCCATGATAAAGAAAATATCTTCAGGAACAGGATTCTCAACGAGCATTTCATCCAGTTGATAAAGACGAAGTTCAATATCAATATCGCGCGGATTAAAACTGTACTCAAGACAGAATAAGGCGGCGTAGACTTCTAGTTGTTTAATAGACGCAGGGGTGCGACCATTTTTTAAGTCATGAATCCGAAGTAGTTTGTTTTTAAAAGATATACAATCTGTTGTTCCAAATGCATTAATAGAATAAAATAAACAGACTTCAGGAGACATCCGAAAACCAATTCCATCATTAACGTACATGTTCAACGTCTTATTAACTTTAGGTAATTTAACACCAAGTTTGATTAACTTTGCGGCAAGCTCATGGAGCTCTGTGCCTTGTTGTGAAGCGCGCCAGTTAGCATAGACAACATCTAATTTGTTGTCGTCATAATTCACCCATGAATATTTACTAGGCGAAAGGAAAGCATGCGCGCCTTCAAGATTTGGATGATAGTTAAATTTCATGTCAAACGGTATCTCCTCTCTAGTTCAGAAAGAACTTCTTCTTTATTCTCAGGGTTTACAAACATTGCATTAGAACTTAGAGGAGATTCATTAACATAATATCCCTGGTTTGGTTGCTTGCTGGAAGTCGAAGATCGCTTACCTTCAAGCATCATATATCTTCCATTTGGAAAATAAACAGTTGCATCAGGAATACCTTGGAGATAGTTAGCGTCATTTGGAAGGACTTCAGATCCTGGAAAACGCTCTCTGATTTCTTTGTAAAGTTTACTCTTAAACTCAGCTTCTTTTTTCGCCATAGTACTCCTTTTAGGTAAAAACAGAGAATATGTTGCGATCTGTATCTGTAAATACAGCGACCACACTACTCTCTCATTATACACCATGTTTTTATTGCGAGGTACCAAACTCTTTTGCGACCCATCTTTTCTCGTTAAAGGTCTCCTTACTCTCTAACGATGTCTGTATAGCCAACTCAATTGGTGCTATAGAGATTAGATGATAGTAATATAAATGCATGAAGGTTGTATTCATTCTATCTATCCTACCCGCCGATTGTATAAGCGCTTTATATGAATACGTTTGAGAATAGAATACAATGCAGTCAGTGTCAATACAATTCCAAGCCTCCTTTGCTGCTGTGTATTGACATAGATAGACCCAGAACTTTGTGTTTGGAATATCATCGTGATTGTGGCCGTTCCATTCAGAATATACAATCTTATTAGAATTACACCATTCACGAAGAAGATCTAGTTCATAGTTAAAGTTATAGAATATTATTACCTTCTTATGTCTAGCATAAATAGGGACAAGCGCTTTCACTCTCGACTCGTCAGAATTGATTAGTCTTCGAAGTAAATAGCATAGTTGTGAAATATCACGGATTGGTTTATTATCGAAGATGTTCCATCGTCGCTGAGCCATTGTGTTATAATGGTTCTGGTCAAAGTCGCAAATAACATCTTTATGATGTTGAGTGGTAGCACGTTGGTCATACATGTCTACGATGATGCTATTTCGATTCCGAATCAAACGAGGCACGTTGAAATATCTCTCTACTTTTGGATACTTAGAGAAACGACTCCACATTACGTGCTCTCGCTCAAACTCGGTTTTATTCTTATAAAAACCATTGGCTAGGAATACTGGCATATACTCTAACCACGTGTCTCCTGGAGTTGCCGATAGAAGTATCCATGCATTGTTCTTTGTAATCTTGAGAAAGGATTGTGTCCATGCTCCATATCCAATAACCTTTGATTCATCAAATATAAACATTGCATTCTTAATATGTTCATACTTTTTAATATTATTCCACGAATCAATATCGGTTAAAATTAAAGGAACCATAGCCGCTTCTCTTGTCCAATCACAACTATCTCGTTTCTTAGGTGTGGTAATAACATATACTGGAATTTTTAAATTTGATTTTTGATACTTATGTCCTGGATATAATGGGGATGATCCTTTAAGAATCTTCTCAAACACATAAATAAGAGAAGTGAGGGTTTTACCGGAACCTGTTCCTCCTCTAAGGATACAACCATTATGCATCTTTTCAACTGCATCAATCTGATAATCAGTTAGTTGTATGTTCAAACCCTCACCTCCTTTCATTATCTAATTAAATTAAGCGTGAAGTCCGCCACCACAATTACCATCACATATCTCACAATCGCCACACCCACCAATAGCCTCTTGTGCAGTGTCAAGTGCCTTTGAATATTTCTTTGCTAACTCATCAACCACAAGTACAAAATATCCCTCTTTAAGATATGCTTTGATTCCACTCTTCCCTTGGACTTCCCAAGTATAACCTCGAAGAATGAGATCTACTTGTTCTAATTCAGCGAAGTCAAGAAGATTAACATTCTCTTCTGAAAGTTTTGACATCTTTCCATCTGAAACTAAAACAATATTTGGAGGATAGTTTCCATAA